TTTAAAGACTCAGGATCTTGCGCGTAAGCTTTTATATCAAAAATTTTTTGAGACATACCGTTTACTATTATATCTACAAATTTAGGTATAATAGGAACTGGTTTCCAGTCTAAATTTAAATAAGATAAATCACCATTAATAGATAATTCATCTTTATATTTTTGAACAGATTGTTCACCTCTAGCGTATAATCTTAGTCTATGAAAATTTAACCAACTATTTTGGTATCTATTTCCCATGCCACCTCTGTCTCCAGAAAACCATTCGCCTTCTATTGCGCGACCTACGGCGTAACCGTATTCGTAACCTTGCTTCTCTTCGTCTGATACTACTTGACTTGGAAATGAACCTACGTAATTAGTATATGTCATTTATTGTATTATTTGTGAACTATATCCTTCGTTATTATATTTTTTAAAACCTAATGGTTTTACTTCTAATTTTCTTTTAAAAACAGGATTATATTTGTTTTTATTACAAGCCATTACTGCTAACCCAGAACTAATAGAGGCATCATGTTTTGTTCTATTATTAATATCAAACCTAGCCCAATCATTTAGTGTTCTTTGAAAGTACATATTTCCATAAGATTCACCTAAATTACCAACATGTGTTTCTATGTATGACTCTATAGCGGCAGCGTGTGCTTGTTTTATATCTTCGCTTGAATTAGGTATTCCACCTATTTCTCTTTCTGTAACAGACAATTTAGCAATAGATTTATCTGGTCTATTCATTGAATACCCTCTATAACCTCTACGTTTAAAATAATAAAGCAGTCTAGGTTTATTGTTTTCGGCTAATATTGGCATACCATAAAATATACATGCCATAAGCACATCTTCAAAAAACATTTCTGCCGTCTGTGGTCTAGCTATATATTCTAAAAAAAACATATTAGGTGGTGCGTTTTCCATAGAAAACTTAGTTAAACCGTGTAGTGAACCATTTGATCCACGAGAATCAACAGTACCTGATATATCATAACTATCACAACCAAAAGCACCCATGTGATCGTTTGCTGGGTACTTTAATCCATTTTTCATTATTAAACGGTTCTGAAGATTTAACTCAGGTACCCAAGAAATTTTAAATCTACCATTTTCATTTGGTACAAATAAAACGCCATTTGGATTATCTTTTACACCACCGTGCCAATTAAAAGAACCTGTTGTTATTAACGATTCACTTTTGCAGTCTTCATTAAAATCAACTTGTTCATATATTTTTGTTAAATTAAATATTGATTGTTTTGCTTCGTCTCTAAAAGCGTGTTGTTCAGTTCTTGGAAATTGTCTATAAAATTCATTTAAACCGTCTTGATCTTTTTTTAAACCATTAACTTCATTTTGCCAATATTCAATTACTCCTATTTTTATCTCTTGCCCGTGAGGTCCAAAGGTTTTTTTATTTGGAGTTTCGAAGACAGGTAATCCATGAGAATCAATGTATCCTTCGTAGTTCCATTCCATAGGTATGAACAAAGAATAGAGTCCTGAGCGAGTCTGTCCATTGGCGTTTCTTTCTTTAATATCTGAATCATAGTATAATTTTTTAAAATTATCACCACCTTTATCTAAAGCGTTTGATGTTGAACCCATCATACATTTACCTATTATCTTACTACCTAATCTAAGTGTTGTTTTTGTAACGCGCCAATTATTTAATATATTGTTTGGTCTTTCCCATTTACCCGATTCATCATGAACGAGGAGTTTGAGCTTTTCACCATCGTAGGAGTTATCACCGGTGTTTTTCCAGTCGATTGTGGTATCCAAACCGGTAATTTCTTTAAGGGTTTGATTGGCGTCAAGTTTTCTACGGGTAAACTTGGATGCTGGTACTCTGTAGGCAAGTTCGGTTTTTGGACGGTCCATACCGTCTTGGATCGGTTTAAAGAAAAATGGATAGTTAACGGATATTGGTACAACCTTATCTGTGAACATCTTTTTAGCATCGGGGCCAGATTTGGACAAAATCCCAAACCGTGAATCCGTTGAAATGGTCGCCATGTTGACGGTTTCGCCAGAGGCCATGAATGAAAATCCGGAACGCCTGTTTTTGAGATAGCACATACCATAACACCTGTAGTCTGCCCTGCAAGCTTCCCAGAAAATATAGAATAATCTATTTGATTCCCTAAAGTCTGGTTGCCCAACATCAATTTTGGACCACTGCAAGTACATATAGTGAGTACCAGTAATGTAAGTAGCCACGTTTTTATTATAGAACCAAAAGCCTTGTTCTCTTCTATTAAATTCTTTATCAATGTAATCATACCATTCTTCTTTAAATTCTATTGGATATTCTTCCCAATCAAAAACAGATTTGATTTTTTTTAATTGCTTAGGATACTCTGTGTGACTCCATTTATTTTCTTTAAACTCTACTATATCATTTTGTTTAGGTAAAGCTATTTTTAAGTTTTGTATTTCATATACATCGCCTATCTCACCCGTTTTGCTTATAATTATAACATCATGTTCTTCATTATAACCATATTCCCATTTTTTATACCTATTGTTTCTTTTTAAAACTTTAGGTTTAATATGGTTTTTTAATATTTTATATAAACTTTGCTCGTACATTACTTAGATCTTCCTTCAGCAAAACCTTTAAAAGACTTTTCTTCTTTTATTTCTTTAGGTTTTTCGTTTAACAAATCTTCTTCAGCTTGTATTCTAGTTAGTATTTCAAATGCATCAAATATGCATAGTTTTTTAGTTGCAGCGGCGTTTTTAAGTCTATCTGCTGTTATATCATCTCCAGAATCAACAATAGCCTCTTTAGCGACTTTAATCAGTTCTTCAACTGCTACTTGCCCAGCTAGGATTATATTCTTCTTCGTTTCCTTTATGTTCATATTTAATTACAATATCATTTGATTTCATACAATATAGTCTTTCTTTATCTATTAAGAATTCCCATTCACCATTAGGTGTGTAACCAACTAGGTCCCCTATGTTTATATCTAGCTGTTCTAAGACGTTATTTCCATACTTTAATATACCAACAAGACTTTTTTCTTTGTCGTTGACTAAAGTGTCTTTATTAACTATAGGTTTTATAAAACATCTATTGTTTATAGAGTTCCAACCCTTTTTATTTTTATACAAATAAATTTGATCTAAAGCACAAAAATATAGATTTTCTTTAAAAAAAGATCTACTTTTTTTCTTTTTACCTCTTGAGTCATAAAAAGTTCTAAAAACGTTTTGATGTATAATTAATATATCTCCAATTTTTATATTTGTTTTAAAGGCTAAAGGTATAGCTTTAACTATAGCATGCCTATTTACAAATTTAAAACTTTCTATTTTGCTGTTTAATACTAAACTTTTGTTGTTTATTTTTATTTCGTTATTGTATTTATCACCTAGCGGTTCTACAATAAAGTCATATAAGCTATTCATTAATATTCTAAATCATACTCAACTGATATTGCCATGTTAGAATTAAACTTCTTCCACGGCAATATTTCGTTGTTTTTCTTTATGTGTATATTATAAGAGTTGTCTGAATCATCTAGTAGAATGTGAGATATTTCGTGACCACCGTAAACCTGTTGTCCAACAGCGTAATGCATGGCGTCATTCTTATAATCAGATCCAATACTAATCTTTCTAATATTATTTGTCATCTTCTTTTTCAATATCAGTATAAGAACCATCTTGAAGATCAATATTAACTTGACCGTACTCGTCTTCTAGTTCTTTTTTAGTAGAGTCTATTTCTTCAGATACTTTTTTTACTTCAACACGTATGTTTTCTTTTTGTAAATCTAAAACACCTAAAGATCTTAATAATCCATTTAATTTACCTTGTTGATCTTTTACAGTTTTTAACTGTTCTTCTGTAATTTGTTTTTTTGCTTTTGCCATTATTTGATTTTATTTAATTGTTTATAATTATATAGTTACTTGTTTTTTTATTATTTACACACTATAAAGTCACCTACCGCTACACCAGCACCTGCTACAGCTGTAACATAATCTACAGCTACTGGAAGTATTGATCCAGACTGTAAACCTTCAAAAGTTATAGCCTGTCCAGCTACTGGTGGTCCACCTCCAACCGCAGTAACACCCGATAGTATAACACTAATAGTTGCGTCTGCTGGCATTACACCACAATATATTACAGATGAATTAAGGTTAGTACCTAATGTCCCACTTTGGTTTTCAAATAACCAAGCCGGTCTAACGTCTATACTAGCTATCATAGCTGCTGTTAAGGGCATAGCTTGTCCTATTATGCCGTCATTTGTTGGAAATTGTCCCATTTTTTTTTATTTATTTGTTACTTATTGATTTATACTTTTCAAAACCACGTGAGCCAAAATAAGCTACATACACGGTTGTTAATAATTGCTTTAATAATTCTATCCATTCTTGCTCAACTGTAAAAGATATTTCATGGTGACTATCAACCCATATAAAAGCTATAGCCATAAACGATAAAAATATAAGAGCTAATGGGCGCGTGTTTTTACTAAGCCAAGAGTCTGACGTCATATCTGACTCCCAACGTCTTGTTATTTGGTCTTCAGCTGTTGCGGCCGCTTTTTCCACTATAACTTGAATTTCTTTTTTAATTTCAAGTTTTTCTTCCTCTGTAGTTGTTAGTTTATCAATAACATCACCAACATCTTTGATGACATTACCGCTTAACCATTGCCAAATTTTTTTCATATAATTATTTTATTCTTTCATAATATAGCGTCATATTTCTATCTCCATTCATTACAACTTTAATTCTATTGCTATTTATTATTTCATATACTAAATCGGCGTAAAAACCACCATAGTCTTCCCAAGAAACAAAAGTATATAATTTATTTTTTTTAATTTTAACAAATTCTTCAGGTGAATATATAATATCTATATACAAGCAACCTCTTTCATCTTCTTTTTTTACAGTCTTGTAATTTAAGAATTTAAAATAATCTGTTTTCTTGTGTTTTGAAATAACTAAAGTATAATCAGTTTTTTCACTTTCCCAAGTTCCTACGAAGTTTTGTAAATTTTCTTGTGACGATATTGTATTTATAAAAATAAAACAAAACGCTAATAATAAGTTTTTCATATAATTAAATTTAAATGTTATATTTATATAATTACATGTTTTACAATTATTTACGCATTCATTTCGTAATTATTCATATCTTGTTGGGATTTTAAAAAGTCAAATTGTAATTTTCCTTTACTTTTATCATCTACGCTAGCTACATTATTCAAAGCTTCTAACAAGGATTCATCAGTAAAATTTTTAACAAAATCATTATTTATACTATTTAATTTTTTATCTGACATTCTTTTTTTAAGACTTTCTTTAGTGAATTGCTCACCTGGCTTCATTCCAAGTGTTCTTCTAAATTCATGAAAATTAGCATATAGTTCCCCTTCCTGAGAATTATATCCATAGTTTCCAAATCTATTTGGTTGATCAGTTCTTTTTAATATACTTCTTAAATATGGATCCATAGCCTTATCTAGTCTTGTAGAGTGAAGAAGCTCGTGTTCGCCAGCTGCCTTAGAGCTTGTTTGACTAAACTCATCATCGTAATAATATGAATTTGTAGAATCACCTTGATTATATCTCATATCTCTCCAATCGTTAAAACTAAATGGTTCACTATTAACGCCTCCAGAAATAGAAGCCATATCAACTGTTTTAGGCGATACATTTATTACATCGTTTCTACTTGGCTTACCTGGTTCATAACTTATTCCAAATGGTTTTCCAGTAACCTTAGAAAACTTAGTTGGTTGACTATAGTATTTAGAAAACATATCAAAGTCTACAGTTGTGTCATCAGGATCTACAGACGCCATTGTACCATCAGATTGTTCATTTAAAAAAGTAAATTTTTTATCAGTTATACTTGAAAGTGTATTATCTATATCTGCTTGACTATATAAACTACCCGCCACATCTTCAGATCCTTTTATTCCAAATGGATTTTCATAATCATTATTGTAAACAGAAACATTAGGTTTTCTAACATTACCACTAAACTGTGCTTGTTCTCTTAGTCTTTGTTGTGTTATATCATCTGAATACCAGTCGTTAAAGTTATTTAATGATTGATATTGATAGTTTTCTTGTTTGTTTCTAGGGTCTAAATTTAAATTTTCAATATTTTCTTTAATTTTAGCCCTTTTTTCTTCAGCATTTAAGCCAAATAATATATTATCCTTGTCTCTAGGATCATTTATAGTATACTGATACGGGTCAATAGATCCAGAGCCAGTATGGTAATTATTAGATATTACTAATGCATCTGAAGGAATATTTGGACCTGTAAAAGCTTTTCCTCTAAATCCTAATCTAGGAACACCTTTGCCCGGTTGAGAATTACCAAAGTTAGCTGGTAAACCTTCTTTGTTTGAAAACAAATAACTATTTAATTCACTCTCACTAGCATTAGGATATTTAAGCTTCATAGCATCTAATCTAGATTTTCTGTATTTTTCATTTACAGAATCTCTTGACGCTACCGCATTTTTAGCTTCGGTTTTTTCGATTTGTATTTTAGTAGGCTTAATAATTGACTTATTTGTTCTTAAATTATCTTGAGCAACTACATTTCTTTTGTCTTCAACTTTAACTTTCTTTTTGTCTAGCCCATGAAGCCCTTTTGTTCCATCATGAAACTTTAAAGGACTAT